CGCACGGTCAAAAGTAAGATCTTCTTTTAGGTACAAAGCCATATTATTGCCCTAATCAATTACCACCAGGTTCGATGCTGTGCTTGTTAATGCCGCCTTCTTCGCCTGATTTTGCTTTCTCTTTTTTGGAGAAAGTGTTGCCTGCTTTTGCTCCTGGTACATTTTCAAACTTACCAGCGTGTGGCAGGTCTTTTGTTGTACCCTTCTTTGGAGCACTTGTGCCGTCTGGTGCGCTTTCGCTAGAACCTTGAACCAAGTTCTTAGCTGTACCGCCCATGTCGTTCTTTCCTGCTACTGTAGATTGTGTGTTTACATTAGCATGATCGCCGCCTGCACTGGTACCTGCTGGCTGACCTTCGGTGTTGCTAGGTGAGCTAATTTTTTCTACGTATTCACGCATTAAATCTACTGCGGTTTTTTGTAGTGGACGACGCTGAGTTGACTCAACTACTGCTTCGGTCATTTCTTCGTCTTCGTCTTCGTCTTCTTCGTCATCATGTTTGGCTTCGTACATTTCGTTGTCATCTTTACGATCCATGTCCATGTCGTCCATGTCATCACCGCCCATGTCATCCATGTCCATTTCCATGTCGTCGCCTTCGTCGCCCATTAGCTGTTCAAATTCAGCTTTTAGAGCTTCTAGCTCGCTCTCAAGATCCATGACTTTTTGCTCTAGATCTTGTTCGCCTTCGTCGCCCATGTCCATAGCATCATCATCGCCCATGTCGCCCATGTCTAACTCGCCGTTGTCTTCGTCGTCGCCCTCGCCGATACCGTCGGTTTCGTCCATGGCGATTTCGTCTAGTGAAACAACGCACGAGCTTTATCTTCCTCGTCGTTGATAATGTGTTCAATTAGCTGTTCATATTTGTTCATTAGGAACTCCTTATAATAATATGGCTGTATTTTATTTACTAAAATACCTAGATAATGGGGTTAAATGGTGTTTTTTTGAAGGATTTAGACGGACTATACCGGTCCTGGCATAGCTACAGGTGGCTTGTACTGTTTTGATACTTTTTCTAGCTTTTTTTCGTGTTCAACTTTTCTTACATCGTTTGCCATTCTCAGGCGACTTAGATCGGCTAGAGTTAGTCTAGTTTTGCGTAGGTCTGACAATTTTAGAGGGGTATTGTCTAGTCCTGGACTTTCATATCCTGGTTTGGCTGGTTCAAATAATTCGGTTACGATCATAATACTATTTACTCAAACCAGTTAAATTGTGGCGCCAGCAGGTGCTGCTTGTGCAGGTGCACCAACCGGGCCTGCGCCCATTGGTGCTGCTGCCCCTCCAGGTGCTCCTGCTTGACCTTCGGGCGGTGCTTCTGCGGGTGGTGCAACATTTTCCAAATCACCGGCTATGCCGCCTGGGCTGATACCTACACTTCTCAAGTTGGGATCATCAACAGGTGCTATTTCTACATCACCTTGTTCTTCGGCCCACATAGTTTCGTTTTCACTCATTTCTTGTTCACTCATGCCCAAGTAACGCTTCATTAGGAATCGTTTACTGAAGTAAGGATATGATTCCAGTTGAGTAAAAGTGGCAATCCGTGCGCTGTCTACATCAGCCTGACGATACTGTGCAAAGTTCTGCGGAGGTTCAAAGATCAATTCAAACAATTGGCTGTCAATATTAACACCGCGCCAGCGCATGAATAGCTTGAACTCTTGATCTAGTGTTTCAATTATTGCATTCTGCAAGCGTTGGCAATATTGATTGAAACGCCATTCTTGAATCAGGGCGGTGCCCACACGTCCATCATTGTATGACTGGTTACTGGAAAGAAGTAGTCTTCCATTTGTGCCAATGGATTGTATGTGGCATCCATCATGTTAGCACCACCACCGGTCTGTGTAGGAATTCTACGTTGACTGATTTCGTTTTTGATACGTTCTACATAAGCCATGGCCATGTGACTTGGCATGTTGCCTACATCAATTTTGAATACTCTGCGTTCTGGAGCTCGTTGCACACGATAGATGATAATAGCATCTTCCAGCAGTTCTTTTTGTTTGAACACTTTAAAAACATTTTCTAATACGCTGGTACCAAATGGCCAATACACATCTAGGCCTTCTGTAAGGCTGAGATGCACAATGTGTTCGGCATTGATAGCTGCTTCATTTTGAGCACGGGTAAATCTACCACCACCACCCAATGGTACGTTAGGCTGCACATAACTGCCGCTGGGACCACCTACCTGTGGATGATTCATGTATTGATCGCTGGTAGTTACTGCTGTAACAGTCAAGTTTTCAAAATTGGGATTGACATCTTTAAGAATGTACTGTTCGGGTTTTTTACCTTCACTTTCATTGACAATAACCTTGACTACCTTGCTCATTTCTACCCAGAATAATTTAAAGTTTTCTGGATCTCTAACAAACACTTGATCACCGTATTTGATAGTATTTCTTACTATCTTGTGGGATTATCTTTGAATTTAATATCAAATGGCGAATTATTGGCTTCGTTTTTCTGTGTCATAAACTCAGAAAGAATATCTAACGCAGCATTAATTTCTGAATCCATGTCCATTTGTTCGTATTGATTGTAACGCTCAATACGATTAGGATGTCCAATATAAACGTCCGGCAGATTGCTTTGATAGTTTCTATAGCCTGGATCTGGCATGCGACCGCTGCCAATTGGACTGATGTTACTAGGAAGATTGCTAGATTTAAAATACTTACGCCAAGTCATATGTTATCTCAATGAGTACTATATTTATTGCGTTAAGATAACTCATTGGCCATTCTTCTAGTGTTGTCTGCTGTCTCTTTAAACTGTTCTAGCATGTCTTCAAATACAGATTTATCACGCATTGCCTGTAACAATTCATCAAGTTTACCTTCGGTTTTTTGATTCTGTGCTGCAAGTTGATTGGTAATTCCTGTCATTGATGCTGTAACTGTGTCCACAATTTGATTTACTTCTTCGGGTGCAGTTGACCCTGCTCGTCCAGCAGCACCGTCTAACATTTGTTTTGGATCTGGAATACTTAATTCACTTAAAAAATCAAGAGCTTGTTTGGGAAAAATTGCTTCTGTACCATGGAATTCAACAAGTTTGGTGTATCCAGTACTAGGCCCGGACACTATACCGCCTTTGGCAAATCCTAATTTTTCAGCCACTGCTTTACCTAATCTTGTTACTACACCTCCTAAGTCTTTGGCCGCTTCTTTTAAACTTTTAACACTATCAGCCAGACCTGTAGCAACTGTATCCATGGCCTTGTTAATCATTCCTCCCGGTTCGGCTGCAAATCTGCCTTGTACCAGTTTAAGCACATTGTCTAATGCTTTGGCATCCATTTTTTGTTGTTCTTTGTATGCAGCTAGTGCACCTCGACCGTCGTTCATTGATAGCAAGTACAAATTCATTGCTTGCGACAAACTGCCCATTTGTGGTTTTAGATTGTCACGTACAGCTCGATCTAAGTCCATTATGCTAGTTCTAAGTGGATCCACACTGGTAGTAAGTTGTTTCAACTGCTGTACTGTTGTTTCAATTTGTCCGTTTTCAGCTTCTCTAGCAGCTATACCTTTTCGTCCTAGTTCAGCCTGCTTTTCCATCATACCTGTTACATCTGCCAGTTTGCCGGTGGCCAACGTAACAGCACCGTATGTTTCTCCAGCATCTAAGGCTTCTTTCTTAAGTGCCTCACCGTATTCTGCTACACGTTTCTGATAATTTTCGTTTACTTGTTCGCTAGTCAATGCAGAGTTTTGCATATCTGCATAAGTTTCTTCCAACAGTCGCTTACGTGTGGGACTTGCTGCCAACAATTGATTTAGATTTTGATCAACAATAGTGCCATCAAAGGCTGTCATTTGTTGAAGACCTTTTTGTATCTCTGGTCCCATACTGGCCACGGCACTAGTAAATCTTTCAAATGCACCTGGCCCTTGTTTTGCCAATTTGGCTTGTACTGCTAATTGTTCGCTGGCCTGCTTGGCTCTTGCCTGTGCTTGTTTGGCTTCTTCTCCGGTAAACATTGACACAGCTCTAAGATTTTTCAAGTATTCGGCATGTCCTACAGCAACTTCTTTGTCGCTCATTTTTTGCAACTGGCCGGATTTGTTTAGCATATCCATATATTGGATCAGGCCATCAGCTTGTTCTTCGGCTGAATATCCTGCTAGTGCTAATTCTTTTCTTAAATCTCTACCGCCTTTGGCTAATTCTGTCAAGGCCAAATTCACTGTTCTAAACTTCTTTACACCGCCAGTGACTGTGTTACCAAACTCCATCAAATCTTGTTTGTTTCTAACAACTACCTTAGAAAATTCCTCTTGATAAAGTTGTGCATCTCCGGCAGCATCGCGCATGCCTATAAAACCGCCAGTTATGGCTGCACCATTTTTTTCCATCATTGAAAAAGATAAACCGGTATTGGTTATTTCTTTTTGCAACATCTGCAATTGTTTTGCATCTAGTTCTGCAAGTCCTTTACCTAAACCAAAAGCTCCAGAGGCCAAGCCCGAGATAGCAGCTATGCCTCGCGCAATTGGATTAGGAATCAGTGCCATAGTTGTAGCAACTGCTTCAGTGCCTGCAGCCAACTTGTCAAATAATCTTATCTGACTTTCTATACTGGCATTTTGTTGTGCAAACAGGGTATCAATACCGCTTGCTCCTGCTTGATATGCAGCTATAGATGTATAAAGTTGATTGGTAACAAAATTTACAGCTTCAACCAAACCAGCCTTGAGCAATCCTGCCGACATCTGTCCAGCAGCATCTGCTGTAACTTTTGCTGCCATAGCCTGTGCATCTTTCAGCATGTTCATGCCAGCTGTAGACTGTCTTGTAGCAGTGTCAAGGTTGCCAAAATCACTCATCAACTGCTGTAGCGCAGCAGCATTGGATTGAATTGTTCCTGTGCCACGCTGCATTTCCATTCGCAGCCTAGCCATTGATTGCCCAACAGCCTGCACACTTGCACGGGAATTGTTAGCTATTGCACCCAGTTGTTGCAACGATTGAAGTGCTGCTTGGATATCTGCATCTGCCATAATTTCTGCCTATAAATATAGTATTATCAATTATTTATAGGAATCAAAAATGGATCAAAAACCCGTAAATCCTTTACGAGCACATTTCAGACAGCCCGCAATTTATTTAAAATTACCCAGTGGCGGACAATTTTGGAACGGTGGTTTAGATTTACCAGCAGTGGGAGAGATACCCATCTATCCAATGACTGCCCGGGATGAAATCCTGCTTAAAACACCTGATGCTTTGTTGAATGGTCAAGGCATAATAGATGTTATACAAAGCTGTTGCCCTAATATTACCGATGCTTGGCAAATGCCCAGTGTTGATGTTGATGCTGTGCTTATTGCCATTAGAATTGCCAGCTATGGCACCACTATGTCTGTGGACACAACCTGCCCTAACTGCAAAACAGAAAACAATTTTGATATAGATTTAACTGGTTATTTGGACAATATTGTGTTGCCAGATTACAATCAAAAGTTCACTTACGACAAAGTAAGAATCAAGATCAAACCACAAAATTATGCAAGTCTTAACGAAACTGGTAAAATCAGTTATGAACAGCAAAGGGTATTAGAAAACATCATTGTTGACAACAACGAAGATCCTGTCAAAATAGCTGAATACAAAAAGCACATAAACAAGCTGGTAGATCTAAATGCCAAACTGCTGGTAGACAATACAGAATATATTGAAATCATTGACACAGGCACTGTGGTAAGTGAAAAAGAATTTATCGAAGAATTCTATTTCAATTGCGATTCAGAGCTATGCAAAGCACTACAGGATCAGCTGGTAGAAATTGGTAAACAAGGTGCAGTGAAGCCTCAAACAGGCACATGCGAAAATTGTAGTACCAATTACGATGTTGCTCTTACGTTTGATTACGCAAGTTTTTTCGCAAACAGCTCTTAACACTTGACACCCAAGGCATCATTGGTTTAGTTAAGAGCTACGAAAATCAAGTAAAACAAATCAAAGAAGAATTATTAAGATTTTGTTGGTACATGCGCGGCGGTTTAAATTACGACGATGCCATGTTGCTCAGTCTTGAAGATCGAAAGATCATTAACGATATTATCAAAGACAATTTAGAAACTGCCAAGAAGTCAGGAATGCCATTCTTCTAAGACTAACTTCGTTAGTCTATTGATTTCGCTTTCGCTCATCAATTTGTTTTTTTAGATTTCATCTAGATTAATTGGTCACTCTTTGCCCAGGGCGGGCAAAAAAATATATGAGCTTCATCTGAGTAGCACAGTCACTGGCATTAGAGCATTACAGAGGCGGTTGTCCGGTACCTCGAGCTCCGTTCTTATACAACGGCGGTTTGTGTAATATACGCCAGCATATTATACAAACGTGCATGATCGCTCATGCGTCTTTTTAGCCTTTTTTATCCTATTCAAACAACTAAATCGCGGCATTTGCGATCTTCATCCCGAAGGGTAGTAGTTGAGTGCTCGCTGTAGCGGCGAGTCTTTCCTCCCTGAGTATTTCTACCAGGTATCCGAGCGTACGAAATTGGCCTACGCTAGCCTTATACTACTGACAAAGTTGTTTTACTGTGTCGGAATTAAGTTCAAAGAAAAGTTCTAGATCCATGATGTACCAATGTCCATTTAGACCTGAGCCATAATTGAAGTGCCTGGTGAAGAGTAAATCTGTGTGATTGGGTTGTGCCTCGACTGCCACGTATGTACCTTTGCGGTTGAATTTCATAAAAATAATGTTAAAGTCGCCTGGATCGCCGGCGTCTACACATTGTTGTATCCATAAGTCTAATATTTTTACTGAGCCTTGATAAAGTTGATGAAATGGAAAATCCTTGTAACTTTTACATTCTGCGTTTAATTTAGGAAAACTTTGTCCTGGAACAATGTCTCCTTTGAAACTTCTAATTTGTCCTTCGTGTAAAAATTGTTTTCTTTGGTTGTTTATACCACCCACATATGCCCCTGACCCTGGAGCACGTATAAACGTTTCTCCGTAAAGTTCGGTTAAAAACTGGGCTATTTGGCGTTCAAAACTGTTACCTTTATTTTTACTAGGACTTGGCATATTAAATAATTTATCAAAAACTCACGGTTATAGAGAAATTTCAATTCTCCACTGATCAGAAAATGATGTACCTGTGGGGGTAACTCTACAAGATTCTAAACAAATTGGTTCTGGATCTGTAGTTTGCCAGGAACTTTGAATTTTTGTAAAATCTTTTGCTATACTTTTCTTGTCCATGTTTATCCAACAACAAGGACTTACATTACCTTTACTGTCTATATATAAACTTTTTTCTTTTAGTGCGTGACAATTGATGTCGTTGCTAGCATAAACAGATTTTTTCCAACTAGCAGGATATTGTAAATTTGATCGCAAGGGTCGTTTACTGACTTTGGCTCTGAACCAGGTAAATCCCATTTCTTGAGCCAAAGCTTTACACATTTCAACTTGGTGCTCATTGTGATTGTAAATTAACATGTCCCAGTGTGCTTTGCCACCTGCATCTATGTAAGCTTGGCAGTTTTTCATTAATTTTTTCCAGTCAACATTGACTCTATATATGTGATTGGTATCCTCTAACCCGTCAATACTGAAAACTACATAGTCATTAGTTAATTTAAAAATACCAGCTAGCTCTCTCCACCATTTGGTAGATCTTAAACCGCCGTTACTGTGCATACCCAGGGTGATATTTGGATTAATATTTCTAAACCATCTATAAAGATCTAATGTATGTAGTCCTGCGGCAGGATCGCCGTAATTGCCGCAAATAAACATTTTTTCTAATTTTTTAATAAAATCGTCAGACAGAATTTTACTAACAGTATCTACAGATAGATGATGTTGATCATTTTTGTCAAAGGTTACATCAGTCTCTCTAGGGCATTGAGGACATTCAGCTTGGCACACATTGGTTGATTCTAGTTGTACTACATTGATTTCTCGTTCATTTTCTAACATCAATGATCCTTCTCGTGCCAACCAATAATTGGAATAGTGCGTCGAGTACGTTGAGATTTTCCTTTAAACTCGCTTAAAATTTTCTTTATAATTGTTAACTCTTCTTTTACTTTTGGTTGAATGTATCCTAGCTTGCAACTTATTTCATGAATTTCCAGTCTACGACGCATTCTTTCTTCTAATGTGAGAGTAGGGTTGTCTAAATTAATCCAGTTGCGTCCGTATATCCAATTACGATCACTATCCACCAAGTGGTTTAAGTTTAGATCTGGGTCCTGTTGAACAATTTTTAGATCAGTGGTTGCTTCGGCTAACGGGCTCCCTATATCTAAACTGCCAGTAAATCCCCAACGAACCATCCATATGGTGCCCGACAACATGTATTTTCTATATTTGTATAAAAATTCTATATTCTTCTCGTGATCTTCTAAAGTTTCTGTTGGATATCCTACAAACATCAGGATCATGTTAGAGTGACCATATTTGGCACTCATAGCCAAATGAAAATCTATATCTTCATTGCTGATGCCTTTACGCATATGTTCTCTTACTCGTTCACTATAGCTTTCAACACCGCAGAAAAATGTAAATTTGCCAACCTCGCCCATTAGACGCCAACTTTCTTCCGGCATGTCTTTTTTACGGCGAATCACACCCAAGCCTAGAATTTTTAAATCTGTAAAATCAGGATCTTGTTTTCTAAATTCTAATAGACGCCGATTCATACGATCCCATTGTCGTATATTACCGTTCATGGTGCTGTCACTGATTTGAAAAAGTTTAATGCCGTACTTTTTATACATAGTATACATTTCTTCTGCTACTTTGTCACCTTTTCTATAGGCAAATTTAGGCCAACGCCAAGGTACATCACAGAATGTACATTTTCTAAAGCAGCCCCTACTGGTATTAACATAGACACCAAATCCGCTTGTTGGGTAGTATGCAGATGGCGGATTGTCTTCATAATTGGGAAATGGATGCTCATCTAAATTACGTATTTGAACATAATCACGATTGTTAATGCCTGGATAGTTGTAATTTCCTTTTAGAAACTCTTTCCAACTATCTTCAGCATCTCCCATTATAAAATGATCAACCAGTCCAAGATCACAAATGTGTTCACCAAACATGCTGGTAGTTTTAACTTGTTGAATGCCTTTATCGTCTATAAAACTTTCTGTGTTGTAGGGAGTAGTTAATCCGCTACCACCTACCACAGTTATTCCACTAAACGATAAACGTCGTAGTGTTTGAAAAAATACAAGAGTGCTTCTGGTACTATAATTGCTAAAAACACTTGCACCCAACACAGTAAACTTTTCAGGTAAAATTAAATCTTTTAAAAATTTTTCAAACAGAGCACTTATCTCTTGTTCTGTATGTTTATCCTGTTCTGTAAGGGCATCAGTTTTAAAAAACATATCATAACGCCAAAAAGTTTCTGCATTGACACGTTCATATAACCATAGATTAAAATCAAATACCTTACATTTATGCCCTTCATTGATAGCTATTGATTTCAAGATTGCAGGCCCAGCTGGTGGTCTTTCTACTTCTTGTACAGGCAGAATAACAAGTGCAATATTATGTGCCATGTATCAGTTCCTTTATTTCTGCTACCAACTCAGGATACAATTCTGGACTGCCAACAAATTTTTCCCATCTGTGTAAATCAATATCCATATTGTCAAGATGAACACGTCGTGTGCGTTCTAATCTGTACCATTCCCAAAAATTGCCCGATTCCCATTTCCAATTTAAAATTCCAGGAAAGTTAAATTGATACGGAGATAATATTTTAGCCGGAGCATCTGGTTGTATTTCTAAAAATCCAGAAAAATATCTTGGTTCGTACAAGCAGTCGTGCAAAAACCAAGATTCCAATAAAATGTCATCGCACCATATTTTTGTAATACGCCATTGAGTATCGCCAATTATTTTTCCGTTTTGATCAACTATTGTATCAGACTCTGTTTTACTGTAGTAGTCAATAACGATCTCGCCCAAGTCTGGAGTAGAAAATTCAACAATTGATTTTCCTGATACCAAGGTTATGTCTAAATTTTCAGCACTTAACACAGAAAATGAAGGTGCAGAAACACCGATGTCTGCAATTACTTCAAAATTCCATTTGAGCATCAGTTGGTTAACCATCCTACACCGTATTCTTCTGTCATTAAATCTACATTACATTTTTGTTCGCATTCTACCCATGCTCGATCTTTGTTGTTGAATGAAGTCAATAACTTGTTCCATAATGGGTTGTTCAATACATTTTCTAAACTGTTGTTTTTCAAATTCAATTCGTTTCTGTACTTTTGGTGAAAACTATTTTCAAACATGATAGTCTTTCTGTCAGTGTGCAAAGATTTGTAAGGATAACTTACCCAACTGCAAGGATGCAACACACCATCTGCACTAACATACAACCCACGATTGCCAACTAAACACAAAGGAGTCACAAATTGATTATAAGTTTTTTTAATTTCTTCAAATTTCGCTTTGTTGTGATTTAAGTAATCTTGATTTAATTGCACACGACCTGATAAATTTTTTAGATAGCGTTCGTATCTATGGCTTTTGCTTATAAATTCTGATCTTGGTTCTAAATTGTCAGACTCTCCGCCGTATGCATCACCGTACTTGCTACCAAACTTTGTGCTGTATGTCAGCTGCAAACCGTCGCAACCAAATGCTCTAGCAAGATTTTCTATTTTGGTTGTAACTGCCATTGGTTATAGTGTAGATGTGTAGTTTGGGATTACAACTTTTTAAATATTCAACTATTTCTAAAAATTGACTGGCATAAATTGGATCACCTATGTCACCACAAAAGGTTATTCTTTTGATTGTGTTTTTTAAAAAGTCCGGCGAGAACGTTTGTTTAAAAAAATCTAAATCCAGTTCTTTGTTTAACCAAGGAACAGGATCTGCCTCGTTTCTTGGACACCTAGGGCATTTTAAAGTGCATTTTCCACTAACTTCAAAATGCCAGTGATATAATTGCCACGGATAGTTCACGGTGATATTTCTATAAATTTTATGTGATTGTTAAACAACACCTGATTGATTTGTTCAGCAACATAAGTCGCATCTAGGTGCGGATATTGATAGATATCTACAAATCTATCCATATCTTTTTTGTATCTGTTATTGTTAAATTCCGTCTTTGTTAATCCCAATTGAATTTCTAAATACTTCAACTGAGGATGATCTACAGCTAACATTTTTAAAAATACACTTAAAGAAGCTTTGCTAAGACTGTATGCCAAGTCATTTGGGTAGTAGTGTTTGTTATTGGTGCTTGTTACACATACAACTTTACAATCAGGATTCTGTTGAAGCAGTTTGTTAGTAAGTAACACTGGTGCCAGCAAATTTGTTGAGACGATGTCTTTGACTGCTTGAGTACAGTGATTATTAAACGGCAGTTTACCACCTATTCCGGTGCCTGCACAATGTATGACCATGTCGTAGATAGCAACTTGATAATTTACTACGCTGTTGGCATCAGATAAATCTAAATCATTTCTGCTCAAACTGTGAACGTCGTGATTGTGCCGTAACAAATCATGTAAAGCTTTGCCCAATCCACTCGAACAACCAGTTAATAAAATTTTCATACAATTTCTACATCTGTATTGTAGCTGGTAAATCCGTTTTCTTTGACTACATTGAGAACATTGTTTACACGCCCAGCCAGCTCATCTTTGTGAGATACTAACCAAACGCTTCGATTGCCTTCCCTTGACATTTTCTTTAATATAGCCAAACTGTTTTCCACACCTGAACTGTCCATACCAGTATCAATGACCTCATCAATGAATAGTAGATTGATAGGCTGATACAAACTTTCCCAAACATCACGGAACGCCCAGCTTAAACTGAGAATCAATCTATTGCGTTCGCCTCTGCTTAGATTGTCAAAGTCCAATTCACGACCCAGTTCTTCAATGCTCACAGTTAAATCATTTTGAAATTTAACAGTGTGCGGCAGTCCAATGCGATCCAAGTACTGACTCAATCTTGCATTCAAGTAAGATAAGTTTTGATCAATAATACGTTTACGTATAAAACTGTCCTTGTTAGTTAGTAATTTAAGCAAGAACTCTTGATGTTCTCTAACATTTGCCAGTTCATTAATTAAATCGTAGTTTATTTCTTCCAGTGCCTGGGTTTCCATTTCGCGAATCTGTTCGGCGTATGGATCTGCTTCGGCTTGTTTGGTTTCTAATTTCTGTTTTAAGTTGGCCACAGTGTTTCTATGATTGATAGCATCTTCTTTATTATCATAAAACACTTTGGGAGGAGAGCCAGGGTCGCCTAATTCAGATAGTGTATCAATATGTTCTTCAAGTTGTGATTGATTGCTTACATATTGTAAACTTGTTTCTTTTAACGTGTTGCGTTTTTCTTCTAGCACTTGTTCGTGCTTGTTATCGTGAATTGCCTGACCACATGCATAACATTCGTGCTTTTCTAGTTTCTCAATTTCAGACTTGAGTTTGTCTAGTTGTTTTAGCAATCTTACCTGGTCGCTTTCGCAAGCAACTTTCCACTTAGTTATTTCTCGTATTTTATTAGTTTTAGTATTATGCTCATCTAACAAATTGTGATTGGCCAGCTCTTGTTCAATGTCTAGATCGCCCACAACTTCTAAAGCCTTTTGTAGCTCTTGTATTTCATTAGTGTGCTTGGTAGTCCATAGTGTTTGTCTACGCCGTGTGGCTTCAATTTGCTCTTGTATCCTAGCATTGGCATCTGATACTGCCTTTATACGATACTCTTCTTGTGTAATAGCATCACGAGTGGCTTTCAGTTGTTCTTTAAGAGCATCCGCTTTCTCACTCAGCATGGTAATACCCAACAACTGCTCAATGATAGTGCGTTGATCGTTGGCCTTTAATGCAAGGAAAGGTTCTGTATATGTGTTAAGTGCTACGATATGTTTGAACATGTCATGACTCATACCCAACATGCGTTCAATTTCTGCTTGTGTTTCTCTGCTATCACCTTGACTTTCGTCAGTGATTTGTTGTTCCTGGCCGCCCACATAAAATGCCATTGTGTTGGGCTTGCGACCACGCTCAATTCTGTAGTCCGTGCCATCCTTTTCAAACTCAATGGTGACCAACATGTTCTTACCATTTGTTTTATTGATAAGATTGTCTTTTTTGATGTTGGTCAAAGCGGCACCATACAACGCATAACTTAGCGCATTGATAATGGTTGTTTTGCCAGTTCCATTTCTGGCTCCTGTGTCGTCTCCGCCCAGGTCTAAATTTTGTCCTAGTACCAGAGTAAGATCTCTGCGATCAAACTGAACAGCCTGGGTAGCATTACCCACGCTCATGAAATTTTTAACTGCAAGTGTTCGTATTTTAAACATTAAAGATTTCTATAAATGTCAAGCAATAGTGTCTTATTGTACTGTTCGCTTTGTATGTTAGTAAGTTGATTGGTAACAAT